TAGGTATACAGTGCCTTTGCTGCCAGAAGAACATCATCAAAATCTTCACACCCCTCAATCATACGAAGGATGGGCATCTCAAGGTCTTCACCAAAAGGAACATCAATAAAGTTACCAATCTTGAAATACAGATTTACACGATCTGCAAGGTTCATCTTAGTAACATCATCACATTCAACACCAAAGAAATCTTCCTCAGCAAGAACCTGGTATCCAGCATAGAACGTCTTAGGAAGACCAGGATAACGACGTTTCATCAACTTCTCAATACGAACATCCTCCACAATGTTTACGAACTGTGGAGGAATCTTCGTTTCTTTCAACCAGTTACGGTCGGGTGTATACAGTGCATGACCCACCTCATGTGCGACCAACATATCATAAACTTCATTGCCTGCTTTCTCCCACATAGG